ACCGGCGTATGCATTTGGTTATGATCAATTTGGTTTAGTCAAAGGAGGACAATTTCAAATAAGTAAAAAGGGTGAAACTCATGATCGTGCTCATATTTCACGAGGAACACCTTATAGTGGAAGAATATACACCACATATAAAATTATTACATTTTGGAGATTCCCAAAAAATAATGAAGAACTAAAAAAAGTTATTGAAGATCTTGAAAAAGCCTTAAAAATTAAAATATGGGATGATCCCGAATATAAAATAGAAATAATAAAAAACGATAACGAAGATGAAAAATTAGCATATAAAAATGATTGGGTTGGAGTAGATCATTCTGATAGAGTATATATTCCATTACGCAGTTATATGTCTAGTAAAGAACGTACACCTCAAGAAATGATGATGCAGCATCTTAAAGCTGGAAAACATGAAGTTCCTATGGGTTATGGATCGAAGAATCCTAAATATCAAGAAAAACGTCAATGGCAAATGGCGTCAGTCACAGATGAATCATTTTATCCTAAATTAAAAGAAAGTGTCGCAGATAAGTATGCAGAAAAGGAATTTCATATTCCTGATTCTGATACGGAATTTGATATTACACATAAATCAGAAGAAGTAAAAGAACGCGAAAAGGATAAAATAGTTTTCGAATATAAAGGTCTCCGAACCTTTATTATTAAAAATCCAACAAGTTTAAGGGGTATTTGTGAAGATGCGCGAGCAGTTATAGATAAAATGGGCAATTTATTCGTTCTTAATATTAATATAGGTACTCATACAAATATTATAGGAAATTTAGTACATACAGGCGAAATTGAAGATCATGATACATGGTGGTGGCTTAAACTTCCAATAAATTTTGTTACAATTCAAAGAGTAGGAAAAGCCAAATTTGTATTAGGTGAATCAAATGAACCAATGTTTCCAGAAATGGATAAAGATAAAAGAGAACGATGGGACTTACCGCCGTACGAAGAATGTATATCTTTTTATCAAGAGTTTATTGACAAAGCACAAAGTGCAAATCCACAATATGAATTTATTAATAAAACTTATAAACAATTACAAGAAGAAGAAAAGATTCATGAAGGTGCTAAAATGGATAGATATATGCAAAAATCTTTTGGGATAATGCCAGATCATAATCCAGAGCCAAACAGTAATCTCAATATAGTTACAAATTTAGGAATAGGAAAAGAAAGAACACCTATTGTTAAAAATCCAAAAACATTAAATGATTTTCAAGAAAACGTAAGAGCTATTGCAGATAAAGATGGCAATTTATATGTTGCGCTATACGATAAAAAGTTTAATCATGGTATGATGGCTAATGCATTAATAAATCGTAGAATAATTAATAGTCTTGAATATGATGAAGAAGCTACACGATATGTTAGTGGAGGAATTTATGATGATCAACAGAATTTTTTACTTTTAAATAGAAACGATGTTTTAGAAGAATTTATTACAAGTGATACATTCGAATGGCAGGGTAAAGATACAGAAAAAATAATTAAAAAAGTAAAAGAAGTTAATCCACAGTTTAAATATTATATAAGATATTATAATGCATATAATTAAAGAAGACTTAATAAATGAATCTCCCGATGGATTTATTTCATCAGATGGAATAAAATATTCATTAAATGCAGAAAGCGGTACATCATATTCATTTGAAGTTATTTTAAATACAAATACTAAAAAAATAGCTGATGTATTATTTAGTAATCGACCTAATTCGGGTCATGGAACTGATGATATTACCAAAGGTCACTATTCAGGAAATAAAGATACTAATGTTAGTTATGATATTAAATCATCTCGTTATAATTTCAATTGGCAAAAAATTTATCCTGGAAGATTATTCATGAAACCTAAAATTATTACATTTTGGATTTATCCAACAGCGTCAGAATTAAAAACAATTATCAAAATAATTGAAAAGAAAAAAGATATTAAAATGTTTTTTAATGATTGGAGAATTGAAGTTTACAAGGAAGGATTAAAAAATAAAGGGGCAAAAGAATATAACAATAATTATGATCGAAGTAGTAGTGATATTGAATTTATTCCTATTGAGAAATATATAGGATCTAAAAAACCACCAACGGTAGAATATCTACAACATTTAGATACTAAAACTAAACATGAAGTTCCATTCGGTTATGGATCAAGAAATCCTGTCTATCAATCTAAAAGACAATGGCAAATGGCGTCGGCAACAGAAGAAGGAAAGGAAGAAGATTTTTATCCTAAATTATTCGAAAATCCTGATAAAGTTCATTTACCTAATGGAGAACTACATAAATGGAATGAATCAAAAGCGGAAGCATTTGGATATATTAGAGGAAAATTTTATGTAGGGCATAATCAAAGTAAACATTATGAAATAGCTCTTACAGCAGAACGAAATAATTTTAAATATCCTGGCAGAATATGGTTAAAAAAGAAAATAATTTCTTTTTGGACTTATCCTAATGTTATCATATTTAAAGATATTATTAATAATTTAGAAAATAAATTAAAAATAAAAATTTGGGATGATCTTGAATATAAAGTGGAAATAATTCGAAAAAAGAAAAGTAATGAAATATTAAAAAGGGGTAATTTTAAAAAATCAGAATGGGGTATATGGCAAGATTTTGACAGTAATAATTTAAAAATAGATTGGGTTCATCCTAAAAATTATGTCAAAAGTGAAAATTTTCCAGAAAAAGAGAGAAAACTCCAACACCTCGATATGACACATAAACATGAAGTTCCTTTTGGGTATGGATCAAAGAATCCTGCTTATCAAACTAAACGTCAATGGCAGATGGCATCAGTGACAGATGAAAGTTTTAAAAATAACACTTAAAGGGAGCTAGACTCCCTTTTATTTTTACAAGATATATAAAATAAAAAGTAAATGATTCAAGATTTATATACTAGAAATCCAGAAGATCCAAATTATCAATATGGAGTTTTATCTCATTCAGATGCTATTGAGTCTATAATTACAAAAGTTAAAATGATATTAGGAACTCGTTCAGGCCAAATATTTGGCGATTTGGCATTTGGTGTAGGTATAGAAGATTTAATTTTTGAAACAAGAATTAATAAAACAGCATTAGAAGAAAAGTTAAAAGCACAATTTGAAAGATATATTTGTGAAACAAAAGATTTTAAAGTAACACCAGAAATATCATTCGGAAAAGCAGAAAATTACGACTATTGTGTAATTGATATATTTATAAATGATGAAAGAATTATAGGATTATTAATTAAATAAATGATTATAAATACATATACATATTATTTTATATATAAAGTTGTTAATTTAATTAATAAAAAATGTTATGTAGGATTTCATGCTACAAATAATGAATATGATGATTATTTTGGAAGTGGAAAATTAATATGTAAAGCAATTAAAAAATATGGAATACAAAATTTCATAAAGGGAGTAATCGAATATGTTAGTATACAAGAATGGAGAGAAAAAGAAAAATATTGGATAAAAGAAATGAAAACTCATGTAAGCGAAGGTGGATATAATTTGACATATGGAGGAAATGGTACATTGGGTTATAAGGATAGTGAAAAAACAAAGAAACAAAAAAGTAAATCTTTAAGCGGTGAAAATAATGGAATGTATGGAAAATCTTTATATAATTTGTGGGTAGAAAAATATGAGCAAAAACTTGCTGATGAAAAGGTATTAGATTTATCAATAAAGAGAAAGCAAATTCCAATATGGAATAAAAATAAAAAATGTAAACAATTATCAGGACAAAATAATGGAAATTTTAATGGTTATTGGCATGGAATTAATCCTGCAATAAATCAAAAAGGAAAAACGCTTGAAGAAATTTATGGAGGTGAAAAAGCTGAAATAATAAAAAAGAAAAGAAAATTATCTAGATCTAAAAAAATTATTTGCCCATTTTGTTCAAAATCAATAGAAACCCCTAATTATAAAAGATGGCATGGCGAAAATTGTAAATCTAAAATATTAAATTTATATGGAAATCTTTAACACATCACGCATCAGATTTAATGAACTTTATCAAGATTCATTAAATTTTATAAAAAATACTTATGGTGATTTAGGTCAACATTTTACATTGGCTTCACCTATGGGGCAATTACTTCAAGTAATGCTTCATTATGGTCGTATGATTTTATTTTATAATGAAGACTCAGTAACCGAATTAAATATTAAAACTGCAACTCGTCCTCAAAGTATAAAGGGATTAGCAAGTTTAACGGGGCACAACCCATCAAGAGCCATGGCAGCTAGAGGAACATTGACATTAATGTATAATGGGCAAAAATTACCAATCGGAACAAAAATAGTTACTATTCCAAACTTAACATTAATCGCAAACAGTCAAAATGGTTTAACATATACAATAACTCTTCCAGGAGAAGAAGTACTCTTTGATTTAACAAGTATTACAAATACTATTGATGTAAACATAGTTCAAGGAAAACTCGAATATCAACAAGCGACCGGTTCGGGCGATCCACTTCAATCATATAATTTTCAAAACAAAAAGGGCGCAGCTATCGATAATTATTATGTAAATGTTTTTGTTAATGGGGTTAAATGGGAAATAGTTGAATCAATTTTAGATATGACATTAAATCAACAAGCAGTTATGGTTAAAACTGGTCAGACTGGAGGAATTGATGTATTCTTTGGTAATGATTATAATGGTGCGATCCCAGGAATAGGATCCACAATTTTAGTGGAATATCTTATAACTGATGGTGTAGCAGGAAATCTTAATGCAATGACAACTAATCAAAATACATGGAAATTTATTAGTTCGGGTTATTTACTTAATAGTGAATCAATTGATCTTAATAAATATATTAATGTAGTAGTTAAAAACGAAATAATGTTTGGTACTCAAGAAGAACCTCTTTATTTGACAAGATTATTAGCACCTAATACATCAAGAAGTTTTGTTCTTGCAAATGCAAATAATTACATTTATTTTCTTAGAAAACTTAACATTTTTACAATCATAGATGCAATACCAGGTTTTGCAACATTTGAAGATCAATATATTCTTACTAAATATAATCAAGCAAAATCAATTTATGAAAATGTTAGTATTGAATATAGAAATTTAAGTGCAACCTATGGTATTGATTCAACACAAGCAATTGCTAAAAAAATTGAATTAGATAATGCAAATCAACAATTATTTTATTATCAAAAAAAATTAGAAGAACAAAAGAAAGATGACAACACAATTTATTTGTTTTTAGTTCCGGATGTGAGTAAACGAATTTCAACAAATGATAATTATTACACATGTGCTTTATCTGCATTTATTTTAACAGATAACGAAAAAACAGCGATACTAGATTTTATTGAACAAAGTGGTCAAAGAATTTTAACCGTTGATAATGCTATATTAAATTTGCAATTTCCAAAATTCACATTAAATATGTCATTAATTTTATGGGAAGGTGTAACATATGATATGGTTAGACAAGATATTATTTCAAAAACTTCTGAATATTTCTTAAAAAATACTAGACGAGACAGAATTCCAGTTTCAGATTTAATTAAAATAATTGAAGGAATTGATAATGTTGATTCTGTAAATGTTTGGTTTGACGCATCAAAAGATAATTTAAATATTTACAAAACACATTATGGAATAGATGATTATGGTGATATTATTCTCGAAAGATATGTTGAAGATGCATTTGGAAATCAGGTTCCAATAAAAGATGTATATCCATTAATTCGTGGAGGATTTGAAAATGCACAAGGAACGTGGTATGATGATAGTTTAGTTAAAAATAGATTGTCAACTATAAATATACAAATAAGGGGATACACAAGTAAAAATATTAACTCTCAAACTAATGAAGTGATCTTAAATAATTTATAAATATGAAGTCACGAAAAAAATACTTAGAATGTAAAAATAATATTTAACTATGATAGACAATAGTAATAGAAGAAAATCATATACTGCTCGTTCATCTTATTATTTTCAAGCAAAACATTTTAATGATGTTTTTCTTAATTTAGGATTTAATTATAAAGGGCAGTTATTAACAAAAGGAACTTCGCCCGAACTAAGAGCAAATCCTTTACAAAATCCTATGTTTAGTACAATAGAGGCTTGTCTCGGTTTTCTTATTGAGCATACTAAGATAATTAAAAAATGGTTTGCGATAGCTATTGATAAAAATTCATTAAATGTTAATTAATTTTTTAAATTCATTGTAATCTTTATATATAAATAAATATACTTTTAAATAACACTAAAATATAATGAACATTTCCTCATGGAAAATATTTGATAAAAAAGGATCTAATATCGGGTGGTCTTCTGATCCATTAATACAACTTGTTTTTGATTCTCCAACAGGAAAAGGAGCAGAAGGATTTTTGATTACCGATGTAAGCGGAATAATTCGTAGTTCCAAAATAACTAATGGCGGATATTTATATGATACTCCTGGTGATATCACATTATCTTATTCATATGCTTTAGATAATGGACTCAAAGCTTTAACATCTTCTGATGCTTCTATAGAATTTATAGATGTTTCTATATTTAATCCTGATCCATTAAACACTAAATCTATTTCTGATGTTAAAGCAACTATTGATTCTTCACTATTTTCTTATCCATCAGTTACCTATGCTAGCGCTATTTTTTTAGAACCTATTTCTGTTGGATTAGTTGAAACAGAACATTTATATATCTTAGAAGAACCCTCATCCGGATATTATATACGTCCTTATGATAGTAGCAATAATATCTTAGTATTTGAATTAATTGGTGATGATAATGAAATTTCTTTTTTTGAAACTGATGAAAACACATCTGAAATTACTTGGACTAATTCATTAGTTTATGATGTAAGTGCATATACAGTTAATACTCCCATACAATTAAATATTGGATTTAGATCTGAATTTGAAGGAGTATTTGAAAGAATTCTTCGCGTATATCATTTAGTAGGTGATACGTTATTCACATTAGCTGATATTATAGTTAATGCTGAAGCTGTTGGTGAAGATGAAAGATTTAGAGCACTTATAGCAGATTTTGGTTTACCTGATCCCAAAGATATTCAACAAATATTTAAAGAAACAGATATTAATGAAGATTTGCCAGATTGGCAAATTCTTAATTATAAATCAAAACATATTATTCTTGAACATGATAAAATTATACCTTTTATAGGAACATACAAGGGTTTAATTAATGCAATTAAATGGTTAGGTTATGATGATATTTTTGTTAGAGAATGGTTTTTAAATGTTAAAGAAAATACAAAACTTTCTCTTATAGTTCCATTTGATGCTGTAGATAGAAGAAAAACAATTTTAAAGTTTAATGTTGCTGAAAGAAAAACTTTAAAAAAATTAAATCAATTATCTCTTAATTATTGTATTACACGAGAAACAGGAGAAATTGATGTTTGGGGAACGCCTGAAACAGAAAATTGTTATTCGTATAATATTAAAGAAGTTTTTATTAAATTAATGGGATTAAAACAGTGGTTAGAAAAAAATATTATAGGAATTAATTGTAGAATTACAGATATTACTGGTGAGGGTGTTTATTTTGAAAGAATTCAAAATCTTATATATGCAACTAATAATATTGGGTATGATTATTCAGTTGAGCAATCATTAACTCCTTATGGGATTGATCATGATTCAGAATTGATAAGTGGCAATGCAGATATACGATTAACATTTTTAGAATTAACTCAAACAACCACAAACGATCTTCCTATGACATTTGGAGATATGACAGCATATGCTTGGCATCCAGATACTCCTTTGATTTATTATTCACTTAATGATCCTTCATATCTTGCTAATCCTGATAGTTTTATACTGGTAGGATCATCATTTCAATATCCATTTATAAATATTGCTGATATAATGTGGAGATTATCTGTTGAAAAAACCGATGCTGGTGTATTGGGTGTAAATGTTATAACAAATCCTTTATTAATATATGAAAATGAAATTCGTTTTTATAATACATTTGATACATCATCAATATTTTTTAACGCATCTACAAATTTAACTATTTTTTTAGAAAAAGCTTATTTAAGAGATCCAAGTATTGATGAATGGGGAACATCAATTGCATATTCAATTTATCCCAGTGTCAGTGATAATTATGATTATGATATGGAATCTTCATTAGGTGTTGTAACAAGTTTTAATGGTTATGTTACATTTTTAACAAATGCATTATCAAAATTAGAGTATGCAGTAGATACCAACTATAAAGTTCCGTTATTAAAATTTCAAAATTTTAGATATAGTGATTCTAATGGTATTACACAAACATTTGGAAATAAAGAATATATTCTTGATATTTTAGATGGAAAAATTTATATGGATACAGGCTTAACAACGAATTCATCAGATAATTTAGAACTTTATCTTAATTTTAATTATGATACAAGTTTAAATGAGCAACAAATCACAGTTAACGCAGTATATGAATCACCTCGTATGAGATTATTTCAATTTGATCCAAGCGCATATTATTGGGCAGATCCTTCAGGAAAAACGGGAGGAAATAACCCAAATGTATATATAACAGATAATAGTATTTATACTATGCATGTTAATCATTCCGGTGATTATAATATTGAATTGTTTGCTTGGGATGAATATAATACTATGTTTTATAATCCAACAAAAGAAAAATATCCTGTGTGGATTAAAACACCAACAATTTATACTCTTATAGATAATTGTTGTAATAATATATGTGTAAGTACATATATGTCAATAAATGAAGTTAGTACGTTAATTAATAATAATTTATATCCTATTTATGATAGGTTCATTCCTTTACAAGGTTTATCATTAACAGTTGATACAGAGGGATACCCTTATATTAATGTGCCTTCTATTACATATTTTCAAGATGTACCAGAACCAAATTCAATAAATAGATTTTATAATTTAACAGAAAGAGTTTTAAGTATTGTAGATTCTTCTATAGTAATAGATTCCGATTTTCAAAAATTTTATGTAAATGATGATATTAAATTAGTAAAATTTGATAAAGGAAAATACTCATTAATAACAGAAGTTAGTTCTCATATTACAGCTGTATCCGGAACAACTTTAAGATTAGATAAAATTCCCACTTCAATTACAATCGATTCTTCTGCAGATGTTTATCTTCTTAATGATACTTATAGAACAACTGTAAATGCATCAAATGGAACTGGTTATCTTGGATTAGATGTAAGTGGATACGCATTCAATATTGGTCAATTAACAGGAATAATTGTTACTGATACTAGTATGTCTGGTTATTCATGGGGTTCATCTTATAGAGTATTAACTGTTAATGGTAGTATGCATACATTTGATTATAAATTACCTGAAATATTTCTCAATAATCCAACTAAATATACAGTACAAATTAAACACGCATATTCAACTTTTGCTGATTTTTCTATTCCTACTTCTAGTGCAACTGAAATAAATAATGAATTTAAAATTTATTTTACAGATTCTTATTGTCAAGAATATTATCTTGATAATACATTCATTATGCTTAATATTTTATTTGATCAAGAAATAGTTAATGATCAATGGTATAATCCTTCAGATAATTTAACTAATAATACATTTTATTATTATACACAACCAATAACTATAGATATAAGTACACTTGTTATATTAAAGGCGATTTATGATTCTTCAACATATCTTTTAAATCAAAAGAATATTTGGCAAGTAATTAATCATGATACAAGTACAATTTTATTTAAAGTTTTTAATTCTGAAGTACCATATATTTTTAATGAAACTGGAACATATGATATAGAATGCGCCGTTTATGATAGTTTTGGTAATACGATAACAAAAAAATATGAAGGATTGGTAAAAGTAGAATAATGCCAACTAAAAATATAAATAAAAAGAATAAATGTGAAAAGGATTTTGACAAATCATCAACGTTTATTGAAATTCAATCTGAATTTTCAAAACATTCAAAGTTGATATCAGTAGAAGATTTAATTAAAAATAATTATAATATTGAAAAAGATATCGACAAAATCACATTAATAATTGATCCAAAGACTAAAAAAGTAAAAGTTGACTTTTCTGTTTTGAAATCATTAAGTGTTTTAAATGTTCCTTTCAAAGAGAGTAATATATTATCTAATTTATCACCAGTAAATGCATCTGAATTATCGAGTATGCACGGAGAGTCAACGATATATTTATCAGTAGATAAAAATTTTTTATATGTATGGGTAGGAAAAAGGTGGAAAAGAGTTACTTTATCTGAATGGTAATTCAGATTCCTAATTCAGAATCCAATTCAGATCTCAATTCAGAATCCAATTCAGAATTTAATTCAGAATTTAATTCAGACTGTAATTCAGATTCTAATTCAGAACCCAATTCAGAACCCAATTCAGATCTCAATTCAGAACTCAATTCAGAATACAATTCAGAATCCAATTCAGAACTCAATTCAGAACTCAATTCAGAACTCAATTCAGAATTCAATTCAGAATCCAATTCAGAATACAATTCAGATATTTCAAATATATTCATCTTATTCATATTATAATTCAGAACCCAATTCAGATCTCAATTCAGAATCTAATTCAGAATTCAATTCAGAACCCAATTCAGAACACAATTCAGAACACAATTCAGAACTCAATTCAGAATACAATTCAGAATTCAATTCAGAACTCAATTCAGAACTCAATTCAGAATTCAATTCAGATCTCAATTCAGAATCTAATTCAAATCTCAATTCAGAATTCAATTCAGAATACAATTCAGAATTCAATTTAGAATACAATTCAGAACTCAATTCAGAATACAATTCAGAATTCAATTCAGAACTCAATTCAGAACTCAATTCAGAATTCAATTCAGAATCCAATTCAGAATACAATTCAGATATTTCAAATATATTCATCTTATTCATATTATAATTCAGAACCCAAT